TGTTTCCAGACAACCAGGTTTAGAACCTGCACCAAGACAAACAGGAAGACCTCAAGGAGCAACGTTTGAAAGAGGAGAAGTTCGTGGTCCTCTAGGTCAAGGTCAAACACGTCACAGTAGTATGAGTCGTGCAAACAGTGTAGATGTGGCTAATAGACAAATGCAAAACGCAGGGTTTGCGGGAGCAGTAACTAATGTTAATCCTCAAACAGGCGTACGATCTGTTGTTACAAATCAAGGTCGTCCAATAGGGTATGGTGGTACGGCAATACAAAGAGATCAATTTGGTGATAGACGACCAACTCAACGTCAAGGATCAGGAGCATGTTTCTTAGCAGGTACTCTTATTACAATGGCCGATGAAAGCAAAAAACCAATTGAAGAAATAGAACTTATGGATAAAGTTGCAGTTGGTGGTTATGTTGGTGGTGTTGGTAAATTTTTAACAAATGAATTACATGATTACGAAGGAGTTAAAGTATCTGGAAGCCATTTAGTTAATGAAGACGACAAATGGATATATGTTAAAGATAGCAAAAAATCAAAACCATTGGGCGATGATACTCATGTAGTATATGTTTTAGGAACAGAACATAGAAGACTTTTAATTGAAAATATTTTATTTACAGATTATTTAGAAACAAAAGAACAAAAAATGTTTATTGACCATGGACACGAATATTTTTTTGATAACCATGGTGACATTATTCACGATACGATTGCAGAAGAAAATTTAAAAACACTTAATGCTGAAAACTAAAACTAGATTATGGGATCTAGATAAAGACTACTCCACAATAAAAAATTGGTGGAAAGAGTATGATTGGACAAGCCCTCCAAAAGATTGTTTACCTCCAGACGGTATTATAGTTGAATATGATAATAAACCAGTTTGTTGTACAGGTATTTATTTTGCGGTTGGTTGTAAGTTTGCTTACATGGAATGGGTTTTAGTAGACAAAAAGCAAGATTCAAAAATTAGATATGAATGTTTGAAAAAATGCATAGACTCTGTATTTAAACTAGCAAAATTAAAAAATTATAAACTTATAGGACATACAACATCTGAAAGTAAACTATATGATCGTTATCAAGAAGACCATGGTATGATTAAAGTAGACCCTGATTTAACAGGTTTCTTAAAAATAATAACCAATAATAATGAATTTAAAACTATAGATGATATTGATTTTGTAGTTGGAGATGAATATTATAAACAAATAAACAATAAAAGAATATAAAGGTAATACAAGGAATGGGTAAAAAAGAAGATAAAATTTCTTATGTAATGAAGGAGTTTAAAAAAGGAAAACTTAAATCTGGTAAATCTAAGAAAAAAGTGGTAAATAAGAAACAAGCAATCGCTATCGCGCTCAGTGAAGCGGGTGCTTCTAAGAAGAAAAAAAAGAGGAGGATCAAATGATCGAAGAACTCAAAGAAAAAATCGTAGACAAGTGGAATGACATGTCTGTGAAAACAAAACTAATTGGTGCAGCAATTATAGTTGTAATTGTTGTAGCTATCATCGTAGGCTAATGTCCAGAAACATCATTGAAAGCGTTGCAAGACAAATCAGGTTAGCTGGTTATAAATGGTATGCACAAATTGCTTTTAATATATTTATATTAGTGGTGTTATTTATATGATATTCGACGTAGTCAAATTAGCAATTGGCGCTGGCACACACATTATGAAAAACAGGCAGCAGCGCAAAATGCTTGAGTCAGATGCTGCAATGTTACATGCACAAAAAATGGCTAGTGGTGAAATTGAATATCAACAAGTTGTAAGACAATCAAATGACAAAGGATGGAAGGACGAATTCGTTCTTATTTTAATATCACTACCGATTTTACTTTTAATATGGAGTGTCTTTAGTGATGATCCACTGATTAAAGAAAAAATAGACATTTTCTTTGAACAGTTTGCAGCTCTCCCGATGTGGTACCAGATGCTATTTGTCGGCGTCGTGGGCAGCATATACGGACTCAAGGGCGTAGATATCTTTAAAAATAATCAAAAGAAATAGTTGACTTAATTTTACATTGGGGGAAACAATGGGGGAAGAAGATAAACCCACGAATCCGCTTGACGTGTTCTGGGACCAATTAGGAGATAAAAAGAAAAAATATGTCAGAAGTTACGGATCCGGTAAACGTAATATACCAAATAAAAAGAGCGATGCAAAACCAAATGGACGCTCTAGTCCAAACTCTAGCAAACGGCGGGGTTGACACAATGGACGAATATAAATATATAATAGGTAAGATTCATGGAATTGATACTGTAAATCAGGAACTCTCTAACCTGCTAGAAACAAAGGAGCCAAATAAAGATGACCCAAACAACGTCACACGCATTAGAAGATAAATATAACGCAGAAGCAGATGCAAAAAAAATTGCAGATCACGAACAAAATAAACCTCAAGAAACAAGTTTAGAAAAGTTACCAAACCCTACAGGGTGGCGCATATTAGTTATGCCTTTTAAGGTTAAAGAAGAAACTA